TTTTACTTGTTGCAAACTTTGGAGTGATTGTTGCAGTGTTTCCAGTGTTTACCCAAGTAGCAGAAGAAGAAACTACTACTTGGTTAGATTGCGTTTGATCGTCTTCAGCAACAACAGTTTGAATAACTTGCCCTGCACTCGGCACAAGCGTTCCACCACTAGCATCTAATGTCTGCCCAGACGGCACGATAATCTTATTAGCATTACTGCCTGTTGTTGGCCCCTTTAGGTTTTCTACTATTAACGTACTCATATAATCACCAAGTTTCCATTAACTGTGAGCGTTGTACCAGAGGCTACAGTCAATGGCCCTGTCGCACTAGCATTTTCTGTAGCTGTAATCTCTACGTCTGTGTTTAGCTCTTGCTCATTACATCTAAATATATCGCCTGCGCTGCTTCCAGATGTTCCGTTATCACCCTTGAACAATCCACCGCCTGCCGCGCCGCCAACTTCAAATGTCTTATACGCTATAACTTCTACAATATCAGAAGCAGAACAAGCACTAGCAAACACCACATCGGAACCATTAGTTGCCGTTACGTCCGTACCCACTTGCATTTTTATGCCATTTAAAAATACGTCAACATAGTTGGGGCTATAACCCCCTGTTGCAAAGGAAGTCTCACCGCCAACACAAGTAAAGCTATCTCGCGTTTGGGTAGCTTGGGGCGTAGAGCCTGATGTTCCGATATAGCCTGCCATTATTCTGGTGTACTCATTTCTGCGTTTCTAGCCGCCGCCGTTTTAACAACTTCTAATTCGTAGGCTTGCGTAATTTGTGCATCTTCACCTGTCGCTATAGCTACGTCATTTGCGTTGCAATGAGCTACGAGCAGAGCAATAATCTCATCTTTTGCTATTCTAGCTCTATTTGTTAAAGCATTATCTGCCCAATCTTGAACATCGGCAGCCACATACTCCATGCACTTTTGCTCGGTTGCTGTTATCGTTACTGTTATATCTGGCATAGTTTTCTCCTAACCTACTAATGCGCCACTGAATGCTGGGTATAGAATTTGGGACCCTGTGTAATTGTTTGTGCTTGAAGCGTTCACATAATCGTTTGCATTAAGCTCTATGTATATATGATGCGTTGAAAGGTAATAAACATTACCCTGACTAATTTGAATGTATGACCTAACACTTCCGTTATAATCTAAGTATGTGTAAAAATAACCAGAGCTATGACCATAAACTTGAGCTTGTATTTGAAAATGATACAGCCCCGTAATCGGAGCGGTAAAACGTCCATTTGCTGGATTAAAATGTGACCCATTATTCATAGAATGATTTACAGAACTAGACCAAACATTAGCACTAGACCAAACCATATCACCAGTACCCATAGTGTGAGTTCTAGAACCTAAATAAGAAAACATTGGCGTTTGCGGCATTCTAACATAACCTGTTTCATGCCATCTAATTGCTTCAGTTCCACCAGATATACCAAAAGAAACGTAATCATCTGAGCCAACACCAGACGCACCTTTTAGCGCCCACTTTTCATTACCTGTTACAGTAAAGTTCATAAGTTCAGTGTTATCGGGTGCTTCTATATGAATAGGTGCAGTAGGAGCTGCTATACCAACGCCTATTCTATCATTCGTTGCATCGAGCGTAACGCCTGCGTCTAATAAATGTGCGTCAACATCTGCATCAGTATACGCACCAGACGCAGGGTCTTGTGCAAACGTAATAGCTACCACCTCATCGCCTGCTTGTGCAGCGTTTACAAGGGTTACACTTCGCCCATCTGCGGCCTCGGTATAATCTGTCGTCCTGACCAACCTAATTCCGTTATGGAATATGTGTATTTTTTCAGGCGCAAAATTTAAACCAGATAGCACAGTCGTATTAGCTGTAAACGTAAACTTCTTTCTACGTTCAGCCGCATTTTGATTGTTGTTTACTGAGCTAGTGTTTGCACCTATATAGCCTGCCATATTAGTCAGCCTCCGCTATAGTATTACCGTCTGCAACCCATTCCATAAGAGCATCCCAATGTCTGTTACCTACTTCATCTTTTGGAACCATTAGAACTTCATCATCATCCATTACCACCCTTACAGTGTTAATTACACCATCAAAATCTTGGTAATATTGTGCGCTCGCAATATTCATCTACAACTCCGCATCTAAAGTAACGCCTGCAAAACTACTGTCTGTAGGAAGCACACTGCTACTATAAAAATAAACACCACAGCATCCGTCAGTAGGCAAGCCACTTGATACATTAAAATCTATTCTAAAAGTTGGGTCTAGTGACGCATCAGTAACATACCAAGTATTACCCGAAGCAGGTTGCCAAGCTCCACTTGTATAAACTCCCATTGTGCCGCCAGAACCTACAGTGCCAGAATTAGATGGTGTTCCAACTAAACCTAATGCAGGGCGTATTCTCATTTGAGGGCCACCTACTGATGGTATTCTTATGCTGCCACCTTGGGTGCTATAACACCATCCTGCGTGAGCAGAAGAGCCTTGGTTTGTACCAGTTGATCGGCCATACACATTATAATATCTTTTACATTTATTTTCCGTTTCAGAAATATGTTCGTGTTCAAAATCTGAAGCTTTATCGCCTGCTTGTAATTGTATGCCAGTAATTTCCCAATCGTTACTGGTACTATCAGCTAAATTAACTTGCCCTGTTGCACTACCAGCATCCGTTGAAGTAGCCCAAGTAGTTTGCAAAGTTCCTGTTGTTGTATCTGAACCATTAACAAGATGAAAAAATAACTCTAAAGAACTATTATTATCATCGTCAAATTTTCCTGTTGTGTCGGCTGGAAAACTGACTGTGTATCTGTTCCAGTTAGCGTCAGGAACGGTATATGAACCAGATACATTTCTATTATTATCTCTGTCGTACAATCTTACTGTATATATGCCAGTTTTGTTCGTTTTAACATAAAATGAAAGTTGAAAACCTTTAGCGTCAGAATGTCCTTTTCTAAATCTTTGCACCATTTGGCCTTCAAATTTTGTTTGAATATAAACCTGTTCATTAGATGCTAGAGAAGTATCGGCTGTTGTTACGTCCATCTTTAATGATTTAGTAAACCCAGCTAAGTCTGAAACAGAATTTTGAGAACAAGTATATGTGCTGCCAGTATTTTGTCTATAAACATAAAATCTGTCTAATACATATTTATTATTGACATTTGTAGATGTGGTTTGGCGCTGAGCCACTAGCATTGCACCGTTAATGACAACATTCTGCCCACCACCGCCTGATGCGCCAGTTCTTGCAAGTTCAACTAACTCATTCTGCTTGCTCATGTTTGCTCCAACACACTCACGATTACATCAACGCTTTCGTCCGTATCACTTTCTATTGTGATAGTGTTGCCTGCTTGAAGAATAACTTTTCCATCAAGCACTGACAAGGCCGCGCCACTTGGTAAAGGTACATCTTTAACCAAATGAACATATGCAGCCTTGACAGATATTTTTACTTGAGCGGTATGCACATTGGCTAAATTACATCCAATAACCACTGAAGTCGTACCTTGCGGCACTTGGTAGACAGTTTCTTCAGACTTGCCTACATTAGCTGCCGTGTAGTTTTTAAACGTATTAGCCATATGTGCTTACCTCTTACTTAGATGTCGTCAAGCAAAGCGCAAACAACACACTCAACAGTAGATGCTGACGAAATTGCATGAACATCTGCCACAGTTGTATTCGGCAAACGTGCCGCAAAACTTTCGTTTGGCCCTAAAACAATGGCATCAGTCGAAGCTGAAGTTACCGCCGCACCATCAAAAATAACATAAATAGAGCCGCCGTTTCCATCAACATTCTTGATGTATAGAAACTTAACTTTATCTGTGCCTGCAACGGCTGTTGGCGCTGTAGAGCTATCTACAGCGGTATAGTCTGTAAAAGACCCTGCCATAAGGTCAGAGCTTGTGTTATCTACTGAAGATAGCTTGTAATACCATTTGTCGTTTGCGTCTTCAGGTGTGACAGTCATTGTTGCTGAGAATGTTTTTGCAATCTCGTCTGGAAGGACTGTAACTTCCATTGTAGCTTTCGCTGCGTCAGCCATGATTTTCTCCTTTTCGTTTAACCCAAGGCTATACTGAATGCCAATGCCTCGCCTGCCCTATCGACATCGAGGTTTGACCTAGTTGTTTCTGCATCTGTTACGCTTAACGCACCAGTTACAGTTACATCGCCAACAGAGTTAATACCGCCGCCTGACGTTATCGCACCTGTTGAACTGATAGCCCCACCAGAGATGGAACCATTTGCTGCTATGCTATCAGAAGTTACGCTTCCAGTAGCAATAACATTACTTCCAGACGTAATATCGCCTGTTGTTGTCACTGTGGTAGCCGATATATGACCACCACTAATATTTCCTGTTGAGGTAACAGATGTTGCTGAAACATTGCTTACAGACATATCTCCGCTTGCCGTTACATTACCTGTTACCGATACATCGCCAGTTGACGTAAGCCCTGCGCTTGTTACCGCACCACTAGCTGTAATTAATCCTGTTATAACTGAGCCTGCCGTTAGAGCATTTGTTACAGTCATACTATCAACAGTCAAAGCGCCTGTTACGCCTAGACTAGCTGTAGTAAAACCACCAGTAACAGTAAGACCACCATTAATGGTTACGCCATCTGTCGTTGTTTCTAACTTTTTGCTATTGTTAAAAAATAACTCAACAGCGCCATTCTCATCCATTGTAATAAATGTTGGGCTTGTTGGGTCTACCGCACCTAGCGTAATGTTGTCACCGCGAATATACAATTCGCCAGTGTTATTCTTAATATAACCATCGTTGCCAGTCGTTGTGTGATAAATTTGTAAATCAGTATTATTACCAAAGTTTACAATGGCGTCATCATTTACTGTACCGCCAGTAGCACCAATTTTACCTGTGTTTAAGTTCTCAAAGTTAGCGTCAACTTCATCGTGTGTAAGAGGAGCGCCCTTGGTTGCACGTTTTACAATAGTTACCATTAGTACGCCTCTATTTTCATACTCATGCCTGAGCCGCTAGTTTTAGATCTTTGGCTTTCCTGATTAGCGCCGTCTACAGCATTTTTATACAAGCCAGCCCACACCTGTATTCTTGGGTCTTCTGCTAGGTAAGGTGCGCTGTGGCTAAGGCTGCCGTACAAATATATATCTGGGTGATTAGTTAAAATATTATTAGTCGTCGTACTCGAACTTAAAGTTGGAACTTTTGCATAGTAATACATTTCTAAATCATAATTAACATTAGGCGTCGGGAATAATTCTATTTCGCTTTGTGTTAATGCATAAAATAATGGCTTATTTGCCACGTCTTGAGAAGCAGCTCGTTTCTTTTGCATCTCAAATAGACCTATGAGCTCCAAAGGATTGTGGCTAGTTCCTTCTAAATGCAATCTAATGGGCTCCACAAAGTCTGTGGGTAAGACACTGTATCTAGAATTGATTGTAGCCGTAGCTCTGTTTTCCATAAGTCTGTGCCGCAAATTTCTGTTAATATCTGCTTCAGCTAAACTTATAAATGTCGGGATAACCGCCGTTAAATCACTTCTGTTAAGAAAATCAGCGATTGTATTTTTTAGATCAGTGTAATTTGCTATACTCACAGTGTGCCTGCCCTTGTTCTAAAAACTCTATTATCGCCATCATTTAACCACTTACGTAAAGCCTTAGGATCATCAACGATGCCCTGACGCTTTAATTCATAATACACGGAAAGTGGAATAGATGCTACCTTATTTACATCTCTATATTTATTGGGTGTTTCGTTGTACTCTCTTTTATTTCTATTAGCTATTTCTGTAACGTCTTGAATAGTCTCAAGCATATACTCACCCTTATCTGTAACGTGCCAGTAGGTGGTTGTCCCCATCATAGGATCTCTATCAAATAAACGTCTTTGACCCATAAGTTTCCCCTGAGTTAAAGTAGGGCGACTTGCGCCGCCCTAACTATTATTATGTAGTTAAGTCTGCACAGATTGCGTGTGCAGCTTCGTTTGAAACTTTCAAACCAGCTTCGACTAAGATCATTGACTTCTCAGCGTCACCAGTTTTTGCAAGCTCAACCTGTTGGATCGGACGTAGGTAAGCTACTGACGCATATTCTGGGTCTAGTAACCATCCGTCACGCTCACGCTGGAACCTGTTTGGAACCACATTTAATGTACCAAAATCAGATAGATAGACGTCAGCCGCTCCGATAATTGTGGTTGGGCTATCAGATGGAGCTTGGTAGCGTTGCGCTGCAACACCAGCAAAACCTGATACTGTCTGCTTGTTAACCGGACCAACCATCAAGATTGAAGGCTCACCACCAGACACGAATGCTTGCTGCATTGCATCTTTTAAGATGGTTTCTGTGAATGCACGCTGAGTACCATCTGTACGAGCTGTTGTACCGTCACCGGTTGTTAAACCGCCGCCTGTACCGACATTCTCGTTAGTTGCAATCCAAGCACCTAAGCCACCAGTCTCTCTCGCGGTGGCGGCTGCGCCTGCCACGGAAGCGTTATTTAAGAGCATTGTTGCCTCTAGGTCCCTACGAATTTCTTTGCCTCGCTTGGCCAATTGGTAACTTAATTCGTTGGTGCGGCCGGCAGTATCTTGGTCTGCAAGGTTGTCTGCAACGATTGTGGTTCTACGCAAGATCTGTGTGTAGTTACCTTTTCGAGTAGTCGCCGCTGTTGCGTCGAATGCTGTCACATCGTCGCCGTCAATCTGCGCCGTAGTCTGAACGGCTGAAAGACTATCTTCCTGCCACTCGAAGTAAGTGTTGGTCACATTTTCTGAACCAACATTAGAAATGAAGGGCGTTTGTTCGGGCGAAATATTTTGGATAATATTCGATAATTCTTCTCGAATACCAACCGCCGAATAGCCGGTAAATGTGTTTGCTACAATAGCCATTATGGCCTCCTATTACTTAGTAACGTGTTAATTGCAGCCGCTGCGTCTTGCACACGGCCAGTTTGTTTTACGCGCTGAAGCGCTTGTGTGTGTGCCGCTTTCGGTTTAGGTTGTGAGTTTCGAGAACCAGTTTTAAGTGTCTTGGACTTCGGCTTAGGCTTAGTCTTTGCCTTAATTGCGCGAGTTTGTCCTCGATCATATAACATGGCTTTTCGAGCTAACTTTACGAGCGAAGCATTTGCTAGTCCACTTACGTCTTCTTCTGTAAAACCTTCGTTTAACAAAAAATCACGTAACTCTGTAGCTTCCTTCTTGGCGACTTTAGTATCGCGCCATTCAGGTATGAGGTCAGGCAAGATCTGTCTTTGTTCATCAACGTATCGAGCGTGCATTTGCGCGTTCCTCTCTTCGTTAATTCTACTCATTCTTTCTTGCTCTTGGCGTACAGCTTCCAGTTGACCTTTACGTTCTTCCTTCTGCTTATTCCATTGACGCTCTGCTTTCGCTGCCATCACGGGGTCTGTGTCGTACAGTTTATCCCAATCTGGCTCCTGTTCCGCTGGTTGGTTCAACCGCTCTTCCAAAGCTGGAAGTAGTTGAGCATATTGAGCACGTTCACGCTCGACTTCTTCGAATTGAGCTTGCATATTACGTTTTGCGTCAGCTAACTCTTGCGTCTTACGTGTGTAATCTCTCTGTCTTAGGTTTCCACGTCGGAGCTCTTCAACTGTAATCTCTTCACCGTCTACCTCCACAGTATGTGCAAGTATGTCAAAAGATTGGTCTTCAAGTTCTTCAGCTTCCTCTTCGACTTCAAGTTCGCCTTCCGGCTCAGCTTCTTCTAAAGAAACTTCCTCTTCAGGCATTTCGGCTTCTTCGACAACTTCTTCTTGTGTCTCTTCGGCCTCAAGCGCGTTCGGCTCCGTTACGTTATCCTCTTGGGGCGTAAGTAGTTGCCTAATTGCATTTTGTGCTGATTGCAGATCATTCCCTTGTGGGTTGTTGACTTCTGACATCAAATTATCTCCTATTATGCGACTATTTTGCTTTTATTTCAATACTCGCGTTATCAATCATTGCACGCAGTGCCTGCCTGACGGCTTCAACACCACGCAATTTCATATAAATAGCCTCACGGCCATCCTTATCGCCAATGTCAGTTAATTCAAACTGCAAGTGGCAATCCCCTTTTATTTCATCAAGCATTCTATTGAAGTCGGCGTCATCGAGTAAGCGCTCAGCATACCGGCCGTCGTCAATAATTTGTTGCTTACTCTTCGTCATCTATAGACCCTTTAATTATGTCAGCCTGAGATTTCATCACTTCTCTGTTAATAGCTAAATCAGATCTAATCTTTTCGACGTTAAGTTGTGTGCCATATTTAGCTTGCATTTCTTCAGCTTTTACAAACAGATCTGCATCCAGCTCGTCACGCTTACGATCATCTTCCATAATCATTTTCTCACGTTCTAACTGTAGCTCAGCCGCTTTCTTTTGTATGTCTGCCTGTATTTGCTGTATTTGAACCGCGATAAGTTGCTCGTTAATGTCTGGCTTCTCTTCTTGCTGTGGAGGCTGAAACTGGGCTGGGTCACTCCAGAACTGTGACGTGTCTTTAAAACCAGCTAACTCAGTCATAGCTTTTAATGTGTTTGCCAACTTATTTATATCAGTAAGTGGGTTGACAGCGCCCATAGTTTGCATTGCTTCTTTCTGCATTTCGCCAATCTGGCGCAACATCATCATGCGCTCGCTATCTGAACCACGGCCAAGCGCCACGTTTATAGATACATCCATGTTGGAATTCCATACACGAGGATCGATTGGCACAAATTCATTTGTAAGGCGAACCATCCTAGGGGCGTCTTGGTGCGTGGTTATTAAGTATAAAACAATTTGATACAGGCGCTTCATGCCTGTCTCAGCAAAAATTCTAGCAATCATTTCTATGTGTTGTTGCGCCGCCGTAACGGTAGCGTTTACGGCTGCCGCTGTAGAAGACTGTAAAGCTGAAGCATCTAAGCCGGCAGATGCTTTAGATATGCCTGTACGTGCCTCTTTGACTTCGTCCATATATTGTAAAACTGGGAATGCCTGTTGGCCAACAAACGGCATAGAAAGTGGCTGAACCTGACCGGCGCTTCTTTGCCTGATTATAGCGCCTACCTCAGTTGATAAAACGTCGTCTAAATTTACCATGCCTTCAGTCACGGCAACCCGTGGGTGAATAGACATAGCTAAGCTATCTAACGTGTTACGCATAATGTTAGACTTAATGCGCTGGACGTCGGCTACGGCGTCAGCGATTGACATACCGTAAAAGTCGTGGGCTTCTGGATCTGGGCAAAACGACGCAAACGGGGCCATGCCGCAAGGCTCGTTAGCTAAAATTTTATTACCGTCGCCGGCTGTGCATATCTTTCTGAGCTCTGCAATGCCATCCATGTCGTAATCGACTTTTATGTAATTTTCGACATATAGAACTTTTTTCATTGCGTCGTCGTCACGCTCATTCATCTCATTAGCTAAGGCTGGGTTACGTGTAGTTCTCTCGACGTTTGTATTCATGTCGTCGTGAGCTGACGCTAATGATGAAACTTCGTCGAAGTCATAGCCCATAGACACAAGCTCAGATACTGTGACAATACGCCGGTGTGCTACATAGTCACTTTGCTCGATAGACTTTGCTTCACGTGAAATGAGAAACTCTTCACATGGTACAGCTTCTAATTTTACACGTCCGTCTGGGTGCGTGTAAGTAACTCTAACAGCGTGCATCATGGGAGATGGTAATATTTCGCCTGTATTCTGATCCATTATAGGATCGCCCATAGGCTCAGACGCAACTATTTCTACGTCGGCGGCTGGGTCAGCCATAAGAGCGTTTAGAGCGTTATCGTCTAATCCACTTAAATCGTGTGTCTCGTATTTTGTTCTGTCGTCCCAGTAACATTTTAAAATACCAACTTTACGTATTAACGCATCTTTAAAAGCTGCGTGGAGCTCCACAAAGCCATTATTATCTCTATTAATAATAAAATTTGCATACTCTGTAGCTTGTTTGGCTGCCGCTACATCTTCTGGCCCCTGAGGGGCATACTCAACTGTTCGCTCAGTAGAATTAAAAATACGCATCAAAGATGGCATAATAGCCTGTACGGTATCCCGTACGTCCATGCTGACAACTTGGCTGCGCCCGTCTTCCTCGTTACCAAACGGCTTACCCTGATAATACTCAGTAGCAGATGCTCTGACCGGAGATACCCAGTTATCCGAATAATCGATTGCGTCGTCGATCTCTTTACCAAGAATGCCTTGGAGCTCGTCGTCGTCCATTACCTCAGGATTTAATTCAGCTTCGAGGCTTTGCGCTAATTCGTTTATTTCTTTTTCCATGCTATTCACCTTCCAACTGGGATAACAAACCCATACCGGCAATGCCAGCCATTATGTTTGGGTCATATACGTCTTTAAATTTTGCAAACCGGCTTTTTATTACCGCCGGATCGTTAGCAGTTCTGTCAACTAACATGATGTTACTTATATTTTCTTTTGTAAAAGGAGTATCAATACCAACTCTACCAACTGATTTAGTCATGCCTTCTATAAGATTAATATAAGGAACATTAGTGTAGCCTTTATCTGTAAGTTCTTTTCTAAATAAATCAACGCCTGTATCTAAATCTACATTTTTTGCATCAGCATAAGCATTCATAACTTCTCTAACGCCATCTTCAGTTAAAACCGTTTTACCGTCTATGACTTCAGTCATATCAAATCTTAAATCTGGTTTAATTCCAAACTCTTCAAAATCTTTTATTTCAAATGGTTTATCTGTTCTAATTTTTAAAGGAAAAGTTTGACCTTTTACATCTTTATTAATGCTTGGGTCACTTCCTGCAAAATGTTTAAATCTATCTTCAGCTTGAGATGGGCTTCCAAGATGTACGCCTAAACGATCAAAACGACTTGGTATATAATTTAAATTTGTTGCAGATGGCGGCCTGAGCACATTACCCATCATTTCGTTTACTTTCATAAAATGAGCTGCATCTTCGTATTTAGGCATTTTATTCTCAGATTTTACTGGTTTAGTAGGTCTTGCTGACGTTTTTAAAGCTTGTTTTAATCCAAAACCACTAAGCCCAAGATCTAAACCGGCAAAGCCTGTATTTAATGCGGCGTCACTATAGTTGCCGGCTTTAAAATCTTTTCCGGCTTGGCCACCTGACATTATGCCAGCGCTTACAGGCATAATGTTAGCTAGTCCGGCGCTGTCAGCAAATCTGGATAATATATCGCCGCCGACACGTCTGCCGCCGAATAAACTTCTTGATGTATCTTTACCAATGTAAGGCGTAAGTAGGTCAGTCATGTCTTCAGAGAAAGTCGTATCTCTAGGTCTTATTTCTGGGCCAAAGCCGCCAGCTCTACGAGAAATTTCTGACACTTCATCTAGTATAGACTGAGAATAAGGTGGACGTTGTACAGGTAATCTAGCCATTATACTTTACCTTGCTAAATTTATATGTTAACACCTTGTTAAAAGGAGAGAGTAAAATGGAAGAACTAGAAACAATAAGAAACGAAATTACTGCTTTAGCATATTTGACTTGGCCTAATAAAGAAGACTTGCCAAAAGAAGCTGAGGAAGCAATAGACGATATTATGGAATTAATAAAAGACACTATTGAAGACCTCTAAGGTAACTTTCTAACAAATCAAACGTATAAGCTTCAGCTCGATCTGCACCTTCGTTCTTTAATTTATCAAAATAGGTAGATGCTTCGTCTACAAATTGTTGATCTATATTCTGGTTTAACCTTGGGTTACCCATATAAGATTTTATATCTTTTGGTAAAGCATCCATTTTACCGGCTGCAATTTTAGGTAAAGCTGTGTCCCTTGCGCCTATAATAAATGGTAATTGACCTTCAAAAGTCATACTACCAGTGCCCTCTCTTTTAGGAACAAATGCACCGTAGGATGGGTGGTCAGAACTTTTAATTATACCTGATAAAAGATCTGGTTGGCTCATTCTGTAGCCAACACTCAAAGCTTTTGAGTTTACTAGATCTGGATTAGTAACTGCAAAGCGTGCAGCGCCAACATCAGGCAAACCTAAATCTTGCATTAGGCTACTATCAAAAAATTTTATAAAAGCTGCACGTCTGCCGCCTTTTTGATTAGATAACCATTCAGCAAATTTTGTTTTATTTTTAAAACTTGGTATATCTTTTATTTTAGGAAATTTATTAGCAATAGCTTCGTCTATTAATGGAAAGCTGTTAGATCCTACAGGACTAGACTTTAACATCTCGCCATAAACTTCTGCCATATGTTTAGAAAAATCTCCTGATCTTTCACCCATAGGCATATAACTTAATACAACATCTTCGCCTCTAGCAGCGGCTTCTTTAAATGCATTTGCCTTAGATCTCATTGCTGTGGGCTCAGAGGCCCAAGATCCTCTTTTTATTTGATCCATATATTCAGGACCGCCGTAAGTTCTTACAGGGTTTTCTAATAAGCTATCATTTACTTTTTTTATTAATCTATCGTTAGAAGTTCTATCTCCAGCGGCAAAATACATTGTTTTACCCTGTAAGTCAGAAGGGCTAACAGTTTTAGGTTTTATTAAATTACCAAGTAAATCACCTTCAACATTATAATTAAATGGAGCAGTTCTATGTTTATTTATAGAATAACCAGAATAAAGAGCTGAGTCTTTTAGTCTGCTAGTGTCTAATCTGGGTTTTTTAAAATAGTTAGAGCCCTTCATAGTAAAACGTAGTAAGTCTAATAAGTCTAAAGGATTAGCCATCTAACACTTCCACCTACGTCTAGCAGCTTTTCCACGCTCACCCGTCCAGCCACGGCTGCGCGCACAAAAACTTTTCTTTCTAGCTTTATCTTTTTTAGTCTTAGGGTTTGGAGCCGGCGCTTTAAGGTTCGAACCCGTAGCCCGATTATATTTGGCACGCCCCTTAGCTGTTAAGCCGCCCCCACGCTTAACAGAAAGTTTCTCTCCACGGCCAACTGATAAACTGGGGCCCTTCTTACGCTTCGATGGCATTACTTTTTCTTCTTGGCTGTTTTGGCGGCTTGTTTAAATGCTTTGTTAGTTGGTGCACCCTTTGCACCTTTCTTACGCATTTTCTCCGGTGTTTTGCCGGCTGCCTTCTGACGTTTGATACGTTCACGTTTAGCATGGATATTGGCATAGAGGCCGCGCTTTTTAGGCATTACTTTTTACCTTTCTTCTTGTAGGTCATTTTCTTACCTGTTTTCTTAGCAGCTTTCTTTGCCGCTGCCATACCTTTTTTAGAATAGGAATAGTGCTTACCGCCAACTTTAGGCATAATAATCCTCCAAATAAGTTTACCCCATAATACAGCATTTTAACATAAAAGGAACCCCGTGCGTGAGGGGAGGGCTACGCACGGGGGAGCTGAGGAAAAAAGCTCTCGCGGTAAAACTAAAAAAACCGCTAACCTATTGTCTCATTTTTGGCGCAAGTTTTCAATTTTAGTTTTTGTAAGTTATAAAGTCTGTCACCAACAGGAGTAATGAATGCCGTATAAAGATAAAGAGCGGCGTAAGACTTACAACAGGTCTTACGGTATGAAATGGTATCTGGAAAATAGGGAGAAGGTTTTGCAGAGCACTAGAGAAAACGTCAAAAGACATAGAGAAAAATGGTGGGAATTTAAGTCAACACTAAAATGCGAAAAATGTGGTTTTTCTCATCCGGCAGCTATCGACTTCCACCACCCAGAAGCAAAAGGCGACACAAAAGTCAGTAAATATATATCTCATAAGCAGTGGAAACGTGCGTATGAGGAAGCTGCTAAATGCCAGATATTGTGTGCAAACTGTCATCGCATTTTTCATTACGAAGAAAAAAAATAAAAATAATTTGTAAGTCATTGATTTTATTTAAAACTTTTTTTGCAATTTAGTGCATTATTTTACCCTGTTCACTTGACGTTAACAAAATAATAACTATATTAATACTATAAGTTAATTTTTTAAAAGGATTTAAAATATGCGTTTATACAAAAGCAGTAATGGTCAGTGGTTTGGAACACAGAGGGACGCTCAACGAGGCGCTCCTCGCGATTGGACTGAGGTTGACGTGCCTACATCTAAGCAGGATCTAATTAACTGGCTGTGTGCTAATAAAGTCGGAGGTGGATACAACAAGCCGGAAGATAGTGTCGCTGGTCAATATGAGCCAGAGGCTACTTCTGAATTACTAACATCCGATACATATAGCTGGGCTAGATGGGCTTTGGATAAATTAGTATCTGGTCAAAAATCAGAAGCTGAGGAAATGCTCAAACTTATTCTTAAAGAGCAAAAATTGCGTTTACAACTATCAGGAGCCATGACTTCAGACGGGTTCCTTGTGAGGGAGAAATAAAATGGCAAATCTTAAAATCAAATCAGTTAACCAAGGCCCACGGGGTGACCGTAACCGCTACTGTGGTCCGTCAGCAATTAGTTGCATCACCGGCATGACTACCGGTGAAGCTGCTAGGCTAATACGTCACGTCGGTGGCCGTAAGTCAGTCAAAGGCTCTTACAACTGGGAAGTGCGTCAAGCTCTTCAGTATTGCGGCATCAAAAGTACGCCAATGACTTTCGGTCTAAACTTACACCGCCGCACTGGGCCCACGCTGGCCGGCTGGCTCAAGGCTACCGTTAAGGAGCGCACAGCTAATCGTGTTTTCCTAATCGTGGCTGGCTGGCACTACCAGCTAGTTCAAGGCCGACGCATCGTGTGCGGCATACTGTGGGACCCAACATCCATACGAGGCAAGCGCGTGAAGCGACGGGCTCGTGTGTCTCACGTGTGGGAGCTTACAGCCGAAGGTAAGGTCACCATACCGTCTGAGGCTAGGAAGCCTAAGAGCGGTTATAATTCTGACCGGTCAAAGGCTCAGAGGCTGGCTGCACAGCTCGGCATAAAAATAGAAATAGAAAGGTTCTATGATTATGACGGTATGGTATCTCAGTATTGGATCGGCGACTACGACGATAAGTATGACGACGGCAGCGACGTAGACTTTTCTCAAGATGGTATTATCGACGGCCATTGCTCATACGATTGGTGTGAGGTTTATGGCAAGCTCGAAGAGATCAAAGATTGGAGGGAATCTCAATGAAAAAGAAGGGCAACATAAAAGGCTACGCAGATGTAGTTGATAGCTCCTTAAACCTTTCTCAGTTCGGACATAGTTTCTGTCTATCTGGGCGAGGCCACGGGAGGAAGAACAGAGTTCTAAGGGGCTCTACAAACAGAGCTGCCAGACGTGCAGAGGCAGCGTCTAAACGTAAGGGGGTAAAGTAATGGCTTATGCTTTGTTTGTTAACAACGGCGACGAGTGGGAGCTCGTCGCCAAAAATAAGAAAAAGAAAAATTTACAATTTCATTTTTATTATGATTATAATGGATACAAGCACCCAAAATTTAAAAGATACTATAATAAAAGTGATGGTAGAATTATCGAAACTGACGGGTCAGATAAAGAAATAAATGAGGCAATACAAAAACTTAATAAAAAAAATAACACCGACCCGTAAATTTTAATATTTTGTGTGGTAAGATAAAATTAGTCATAGGGAGATTTTGAAATGACCACAAGTAAAGCTAATAAACACTTCACGCCTATTAACGGTAACGCAGCAAGAGTAGTGTTATCGAAGGGTGTACACTTCAAGCCTAAGAGGCAGTTTAGAAACGTCTATAAGGACCCAATTTATTTTCGTAAGGTAGACCCGTTTGCAGTGGGCTCAGAGAAAAAACTCTATAAGGAAATGGTTGGCAAACAATTCGGACGCATAACAGTTCTAGGCAGAGACTTAAAAGCAAAGAAAAATTGCAACGGTACAATGTGGGTTTGCAAATGTGCGTGCGGAAATTTTTTGATGCTAAGATCAAAACGAATTAGAAAAGGTGAAAGTCAGGACAGGTGCAACGAGTGCCTGTACATACAAGAACTGCGAAATAGAAAATAATTATGTTTTTTAATAAAATAAAACCGATTGTCTTAAATGTTTATATGCCTGAAGAGCTTGAGGGGTATGACGTTGTTTGCAAAACAGGCAACGATAAAAAACCTTTCATGAGGCCAAATAAAAATAAGTTTGGTGACATATCGTCTTGCTTTGGATTAGTCGAAATGCAGAAGCGCTCATTAACTATAAAAGCATGGCAACAGATAGACGTTATACAAGACGATAATCAAATTAAGTTTGAGCCTGCTAACGATCAATACTTTGGCAGTGAATTGCACACGCATCAAACGTGTGGATTTGCAGAAAAAGAAAACATCGAGGTTATTAAGATAGCGCCACCCATAGCTATAACGTGTAATGAAAGTATGAACTTTTTATATACGGCAAGTCCTTTTGCATATCATCCGCTTAACATCATTAGCGGCATCAATAATTTAAAGTACAACTGCCAAACAAATGTTTTTATTTATTTTGAAAAAGGTAAAAAACTTAATTACACAATCAAGCCTTTATCGCCGCTTATGCATATAGTGCCACTAAGCGACAGACCGATAAAATTAAATTACACTTATAGTTGGGAGAAAACAGTTAAAATTTTAAGCGTTAAAAAATATCAAATGTTTAAGAAAAACAAAATGTATAGAAGAATGAAATTGTAACAAATTGGTAAGCCGTGAGTGCCGGTGGTTTTGACAAAGTATTTTACACCAAACCGCGAGCAGCTAGAGCCAGTCTAATCCACTGAGTGATCTAGCACTAAGGGAGCCCTGACCTCGGCTCCCTTTTTTACACTATACCACGAATTTCACGACGCAACGGCTTGTTCCAAGCGCCCGTGGAGCTCGTACCGTAAGCCATCGTCGTATGCTGGTTAGCTAAACACAATGCAATCGCGTCAGCCCTGTCAGGCGACGCTATGCCACGCTTCTTCATGGCTTCCTTACTTTCGACTTGCAGCTTGCCGGCGCTGGTAAAGTGATAGCGTGGAGCTGCTAACTCAGCCCACAGAGCGTCGTCACGAGGCAGTTTAACGTCCATACCCTCTAACCAAGCCTTAACCTTAAACCATAGCTCAGCGCGTAAATTTAAATACGTTTCTTTTTGTAGGGCACGCTCGGACACATTTAAACCACGCGCTGGCAGGCCCAGCTCACGCAACCGGTCTAAAACGCCAGCGCCGAACCCGTTACTATCGACAATAATCTCAGCCGGCTTCTTCGAAGGCTGCATGGCGTCGTACTCAGCTTTCACAGCGCCGGTCAACTGCATCAAGTCGAGGTTACGCCAGACAGTTAACGGATGAATAACGGGCCCCTGACGCTTACACAAAACGGAGCTATCCATACCCTGACGGGCTACGTCGAGGCCCCACACGGCTACGGTATCCTCGTGGATTTTTATGTCGTTGTTCATGGCGTGGTCAATCAGAGCCACGGGAATAACTGTGTCCTCTTCGGACGGTGGAAAATTTCCAAGCACGCGCACATGATACGCCGGACTATCTTGCCCGTAGCGCTTCTCCATGTCCCTGACAAAGTCGTCGGCAACGCGAGGGCTATCGACGCAGCTTACGTGCATCGTGTACCAGTCTTCCTTCAGGCGGTTGTGTGTGTCGTAAAAAAAGCCGGTGTTACGTGTGGGGTTTCCCGTTAAAACAGTCGTCGCGTTGTGTCCCGACATACTACCGCTGGCGGCCTCGAAAACGCTGGCCGGTATTCCGCTGGCTTCGTCGGCTAATAATAACACGTTATCTGAGTGCACACCGGCAAGCGCCTCCGGCTGCTCCTGTCTAGACGTCCGGCACGATATAAACGTGCTCTGTGGCTGGCTCTTGAGCTCGATACGGTCACTTTTGATTTCCAGTAAATCGTTAAAAGGCTTTTTCAGACGTTTGGCTACATTTTTCATTTCTGCGAAGCAGGCGTCAAAAAGCTGGGCCGACGTGGGGGCCGTCACAACCGTTTTCGACGGTACACGCATTAAAACGTGCCATATGGCAGCCATAGCAACAGCCGTTGATTTTCCTACCCCGTGCCCAGAGCGGCAAGTGACGCGCCTAGTCTTTGGATCTGCGACTGCACGTAACAATTCCTTCTGCCAGTCGTCGGGCTCAATGCCTATAACTTCGATTGCGAACTTTACGGGGTCATTTCGGTAGCGTTTTATCAGCTCTACGAAGGGGTTATTGTTAACATTTTGTTCCATGTGATTATCCTAAAATTTTTTCACGGGATGTGTGGGGAGGACCTGTGCATTTGCGCCGGCCGGCGCTAAAAAAGGGGGGGGTTAAAATCATATATGCTGCACCGCAGAAAACATATTTTCGCATAATACATATTATGTTAATTATTGGCCTCTTTTCTCGCAGTTGCAGCATAAAATGGCTAAAAATGGGCTGAAAGTTGACATTTATGCTGCTTTGCGGCACGCGCACGCGCCTG